TTCACTGCTTTTTATGGAGGTGCTATACATAATTGATTTCTGTTCATAATGTCCCCGGCGCCTTCTCCTCAAACAAGGGCGAGGACTTCAAAGCCGTCCTCGAAGCGGTCATCGGCATCGCGGAGCCGAATGCCGAGGTGCCTATGCCTGAAAAAGCACGATGGCCCTACGCCGACCTTTACATGGGAGACGGATGGAGCGTTGCGTACCGAACTCTCGATGCGCAATACTGGGGAGTTCCCCAGCGAAGACGCCGCATCTACCTTGTCGCAGATCTTGCAGGCGGAAGTGCCGGAAAAATACTATTTGAGTCAGAAGGCTTGTCTGGGTATTCTGCGGAGGGCTTCCGCTCGTGGCAAAGAGCTACCGGAAGTTTTACGCCTTGCGCTGGAGCGGCAGGCTATGACGGATACAATGGCAGTCTGACCGAGGAGGTTTCTTCCACACTCGGTGTGAACTGCGGAATGTCTACCGGTCGCAACGGCATCGTGCTGAATGACCAGGGCGGCAACCGCATGGACATCACTGAGGAGGTTACCTCCACGCTCCGAGCCGAAGCACATCATCCACCCTGCGTGATGGAATCGGCAGGATTTTGCACCGAGCATTCCGCAAAAAGCCGCACCATCGGCTATGAGGAGGAATGCTCTCCCACGCTCCGTGCAGGCGTTGTTCCTGCGGCGGTGGCACTGGAAAACCATCCGACCGACAGTAGGGTCAAACTTTCCGAGGACGGCAATATACAGACGCTGACCTCCCGCATGGGGACCGGCGGCAACAATGTGCCGCTTGTGATGAAGATCCGCTCCGGCTGCGAAGGAGGCGGCAAGGGACCGCTCATCCAGGAAAACAAGTCTGCCACCCTGTCATGCAACAACGACCAGACGCTGTTTGAGCCGAGGGCTTACGGCATCTGCTCCAAGGACTCCAATGCTATGAAGTCGGATAATCCCCACAGCGGCATCTACGAAGCGGAAACCGCACGGACGCTTGACGGGAACGGTGGTAATCCCTCCTGCAATCAGGGCGGCATCGCCATTGTTGCTTTCACGCAAAATCAGCGTGATGAAGTTCGTGACCTCGGTGACCGCTCCGCTGTGGTGTGTGCCAATGCCGGGACAAAACAGCAGACATATGTGCTGCAAGGCTCCATGATCGGCCGTGAGGACAAAAACGGTCCCCAGGGCGACGGCATTAACGAAGATGTCAGCTTTACCCTTAATACCGTAGACCGCCATGCCGTATATGCCATGACCACCGGCAGCTTTACGCAGGTGGAGAAAGGTACATCTCCCACCATCATGGCACGGGATTACAAAGACCCGACCGCCGTCTGCTACGGCATAGGCAGAGACACCTTCAACCAGGGGCAGAACGCCAAGTTCGCTCCGACCTTTGAAGAGGAGCTTCAGCCGACATTGGTAGCCAAAGGTCCGGGTGCTATCCAAAGCGGATACACCATCCGGCGTCTGACACCCACCGAGTGCGCCAGACTGCAAGGCTTCCCGGACAACTGGTGCGCCGACCTCGGTACGGAAAAACCGTCCGATGAGGAAATGTACTTCTGGCACAAGGTTTTCAAGACCTACTCCGAAGTAACCGGCTGCAAAATGAAATCCGACAAGCAGGTCGCCAAGTGGCTGAAAGATCCGTATTCCGACAGTGCGGAATATAAGATGTGGGGCAACGGCGTGGCACTCCCGTGCGTATGGTTTGTACTCTGCGGAATTGTGTGGGCAGAAAAAATCGAGGCAGCGGATTGACCGCTCCTCGATCTCATCAGTTTTTCCTGGTGGGCTTCACATTGACATCCGGACGAATGCTTCCGTTGATCTCGCCGTTCTGCTCTTCAAACTTTTTGATGTTCTCACGAATCAGCACAAGAATGTGGCTGTTCACGGAACGTCCTTCATAATCGGCAACAAAGCCGAGTTTTTCAAGCATTTCTTCCTCTATGCGTATTGAAACGCTCTTGATAGCCATACGGTCACCTCTCCATAAACATATTGTATGTTTATTTTATGTCCATCATGTGCTACAATGTTCTAAATGGATATACGGTATATCTACAATAAATTTTGGAGGCGGCTTGAAAATGCGTGTTGCTGTAATCGGTTCAAGAGGGCTTATGGTGGATGACCTCGGGAAATATCTGCCGGACAATGTAACGGAGATCGTTTCCGGCGGTGCGAGAGGTGTTGACAACTGTGCAAGGAGCTATGCGCAGACACACGGAATCAAACTGACGGAATTTCTCCCGGAATATGAGAAGTTCGGCCGCTCCGCACCCCTCAAGCGGAATATTACGATCATCCAGAATGCAGACCTTGTATTGGCTTTCTGGGACGGAACATCCCACGGCACGAAATTCGTGATCGACAACTGTAAAAAGATAGGTGTCCCAGTCAAAATCTTTGTACCCAATCGGGAGTGCAAATGAAGCCGATGTCTTGTTCACATCGTAGAATGTAGCATTTCCGGCAGATAGGACTTGCTATTCAGCGAAATCTGAGCAATATATGTAGTACGCCAAACGAAAGGAGTGCTACTATGAAAAACGAAGCAATGAAAACTGCCGTGGATGCCTTTATACTGGAGCGCATCAATGATTGCGGCAGCAGACCGAACGAATCATTGTCCGATGCCATCGAGCGGCTGTCCGTGTGTGCTGACAAGCTGAGAAATACGCTCTCTGCCGAACAGCGCATCCTGCTGACCGATTGCGAAAATGCCTACTCTGTGACAGACGGCGAGACAATGAACTGCTATTACCGTGCCGGGTTTTCCGACGCGGTATTATTTTTGCTTGGGTGGAGGGATTCTGAATGGAACTGAATTTTCATGTGAATGGTACGGAGCGCAAGCGGCTGGTACAGACCATCTCCGACTGGCTCGGCGTTCCCGCAAAGTACTGCGGCGCGCCCACATTCAACTATGAGGTAGATTACTTTACCATTGACCGAAACGGCAGCCTTTCCTTTGATGACCGTGCCGACAGTGAGGTCATTGAACGCCTGCTGCAGCACATCTACGATGAGGGCTTTGACATCGACCAGATCCACACCGAGGAAGAAGACGAGCCTTGCGCCGTCTGCATTTCTATGCCGAGGAGCTTGTTCACCGACAGCAATCTGGAAAACCTCAAGGCACTCATTGCCGCCAAGGGCAGTCTTATCAAGAAAGCCCTCGGTGTGAGTGAACTTCCGCTGGAGATCACGGATGCGAAGGTTTCCTTCCCTTGGTTCCCGGCGGCTCCCAACCCGGACGAGATGAACGCCTACGATACTTTCATCTGCAAGCTGTGCGAAATGGCACGGAATCAGAAGCGTGTCAGTGCCGCCGAAAAGCCCACGGACAACGAGAAATACGCATTCCGATGTTTCCTGCTTCGGCTGGGCTTCATCGGTGCGGAATACAAAACCGCTCGAAAAATCCTGCTGAAGAACCTGTCCGGCTCATCGGCTTTCAGGAACGGAGGTACAGAACATGAGATTTCCGAGTAAAGAGACGGTCGAGCGTATTCGCAAAGAATACCCGGTCGGCGCACGGGTCGTACTTGTTCGGATGGACGATCCCCGGGCTCCACCTGTCGGCACGAAAGGCACCGTGCGAGGTGTGGACGATATCGGCGGCATCATGGTTGCTTGGGATAACGGCTGCGGTCTGAGCGTGGCTTACGGCGAGGACATCTGTCGGAGGTGCGACCATGACTGAGAAAATCCGAGAGCAGATCCTCGCCATCCGCAAGACTGGCCGCACGAATATGTTTGATGTGCCGACGGTACAGTACATTGCCAATGAGATGCGGTTCTATGAACTGGTTGTCTTTCTCGAAGGATACCGCAAAGAGTATGTACATTTCATCCTCACAGGCGAATGCAAACCGCTGTAATATACACAGTTTTTCCTCCGAATGATTGTGTAGTATATTCTCTGAAATGACTGGATATCTCCCGAACATGACGGTAATATACACTCACAACAAAACAAACGGAGGTACACGGTTGTGTGGAAAGAAGGAAGCATCAAAGTAAACGGAGACATTTTTCACTACTGGATAAAGCAGTATGAGGAAGGCTCCGAGTGGGGCATCGAGGGCGGACGCATTTCAAAGCTGATGCTCAAGCGCAACGGATACATCGTCTGCAACTACGACAGAGGTTGGGACATCGAACCCGCCGATGAAAACACACAGCTTGCGCTGGAGCTTCTGCTCCACAGCGAGAACTGGTAAGCCACAACAACTCAAAGCAACGGCTCCGAAAGGGGCTGCTGCTCGTTATACGGAAGGTCGCTCCGATTTCGGTGGCGGCTATTTTTTATACCCTGGAGGTGGTCTCTACGAGAAAACTGAAAACATATAAGCCCACAAGGTTCATGGAGAAAACCTCCCACTACGATGTGGACGCAGCGGATTATGCCGTGATGTTCATCGAGAGCCTCTGCCACACCAAGGGTACCTGGGCGAGAAAGCCCTTCGAGCTCATCGACTGGCAGGAGCAGATCATTCGGGACATTTTCGGTGTCCTTAAGCCCAACGGCTATCGACAGTTCAATACCGCATACATCGAAATCCCGAAAAAGCAGGGCAAGTCCGAGCTTGCCGCTGCGGTGGCGCTTCTGCTCACCTGCGGTGATGGAGAGGAACGCGCCGAGGTCTACGGCTGTGCCGCCGACCGTCAGCAAGCATCCATCGTTTTCAATGTGGCGGCTGACATGGTGCGGATGTGTCCTGCGCTCTCCAAGCGGGTCAAGATACTGGATTCCCAGAAGCGGCTCATTTATCAGCCAACGGGTAGTATCTACCAGGTGCTCTCCGCCGATGTCGGCAACAAGCACGGCTTCAATACACACGGTGTGGTATTCGACGAGCTGCACACCCAGCCCAACCGCAAACTCTTTGATGTCATGACCAAAGGCTCCGGCGATGCCCGTATGCAGCCGCTGTATTTTCTCATTACCACGGCCGGCAATGATACGAAGTCCATCTGCTATGAGATCCACCAGAAGGCAAAGGACATCATCGAGGGACGCAAGATCGACCACACCTTCTATCCCGTCATCTACGGTGCGGAGGAATCGGACGATTGGACGGACCCGAAGGTTTGGAAGAAAGCCAATCCCTCCCTCGGCATCACGGTCGGCATCGACAAGGTCAAAGACGCTTGCGAGTCTGCCAAGCAGAACCCCGGCGAGGAGAACGCCTTCCGACAGCTTCGTTTGAATCAATGGGTCAAGCAGGCAGTGCGTTGGATGCCAATGGACAAGTGGGATAAATGCGAGTTTGCCGTCAGCGAGGACGATCTGGAAGGCCGTGTCTGCTACGGCGGCCTTGACCTCTCGTCCACTACGGATATTACGGCATTCGTGCTTGTGTTCCCGCCGGAAGATGAGAATGACAAGTACATCATCCTGCCGTACTTCTGGATACCGGAGGACAACCTGGAACTCCGAGTCCGGCGCGACCATGTGCCATACGATGTATGGGAGCGGCAAGGCTTTTTACAGACCACTGAGGGTAATGTTGTTCATTACGGCTACATCGAGAAGTTCATCGAGAGCCTGGGGGAGCGTTTTAATATTCGAGAGATTGCCTTCGACCGTTGGGGCGCTGTGCAGATGGTGCAGAACCTTGAGGGCATGGGCTTCACGGTCGTTCCTTTCGGACAGGGCTTCAAGGATATGTCCCCGCCCACTAAAGAATTGATGAAACTGGTGCTGGAGCAGAAAATCGCCCATGCTGGGCATCCGGTTCTGCGCTGGATGATGGACAATATCTTCATCCGCACCGATCCGGCTGGGAACATCAAGCCGGACAAGGAAAAATCCACAGAGAAAATCGACGGTGCCGTGGCAACGATCATGGCGCTGGATAGAGCCATCCGCTGCGGCAACGACAATGGTGCTTCGGTCTATGATAGCCGTGGGCTGTTGTTCATTTAACCCTGCAAAATTAGTCGAATATAAAAAGTTTTTGCACTATGGTGCATTTACTTGATTTTCTTGCCGATTTATGCTATACTAATAGCGCAGGAGGTGTGAAAACATGATAGATTCCCATGAACTCAGGCGGCGTGACGGCTATTTGAATAAACTGATCGGCTTTCAGGATACGGAGCCGGTTAAGGTAATCACCGGCATTCGCCGCTGCGGCAAGTCCAGCCTGTTAAAGCTGATGGTTCAGCATTTGAAAGATACCGGTATTCAGCCGGAGCAGATCATTGAGATGAATTTTGAATCCTTCGATTTCCGAGGGATGAGCGCCGATGATATTTACCGCTATGTGAAAGAGCGCATTGTTCTCGGAAAGCGGATGTACCTTTTCTTTGATGAGCTGCAGCGGATCGAAGCATGGGAGGATGCTATAAATGCCTTCCGTGTGGATTTTGACTGCGACATCTATGTTACCGGGTCGAATGCCTATCTTCTTTCCTCGGAGTATTCCACCTATCTCTCCGGGAGGTGCGTCGAAATCAAAATGCTGCCACTCTCTTTCCGTGAGTTCCTCGATTTTCACGGTTTTGAGGTTCGTGAAACGCAAAGCGCCCTTGGTGGACGCCGCAAGCAGGTATTTGATAAGAGCGGTGAACGCTACGAACTGCGAGAAGTTTTTGACGCCTATATGCGCTTCGGTGGAATGCCCGGCATCGCCGATGTCGGACTGGAGCAGGAAAAGGCGCTGTCTCTTCTCGACGGTATCTATTCCACAGTCGTGATTCGTGACATTCTGGAACGGGAAAAGCGAAGAGGTCAAAAGCAGATCACAGACCCTACGCTGCTTCGTAAGATCATCCTGTTCCTTGCGGATAATATCGGCTCCAGTGTTTCTATTGCCTCCATCGGCAACACACTGGTCAACGAGGGACTTTTGGACGATGGCAAACGCAAAGGCGCACCCAGTGCGCATACCGTGCAGGCATACGTGAATGCGCTTCTGGAGAGCTACTTCTTCTACGAGATCAAACGCTTTGATATCAAGGGCAAAGCCTACCTCCGTACACTCGGAAAATACTATATCGTTGACATCGGACTTCGCAACTATCTGCTGGGCTTCCGTAATCGGGACAGCGGTCACGCCATTGAGAATGTCGTTTACTTTGAACTGCTTCGCCGTGGCTATGATGTAGCAATTGGCAAGACCGGCAACGCCGAGGTTGACTTCATTGCAACTACCGCCGACGAGAAAAAGTATATTCAGGTAACGGAATCGATGATGAGTGAGGACGTGCGCAAACGGGAGCTTGCACCGCTTCAAAGTATCCGCGATAACTACGAAAAAATCGTGCTGTCCCTTGAGCAGGGTCTTGATGCTTCCTACGACGGCATCAAATCCGAGAACCTCATCGACTGGCTGCTCAGCGAATAAGCACTGCATTTTCGGAGCAAAATCAAAAGTTTTTGCAGTTCAAGTCAGAAACTTCCTTAAACAGAACACTTTCGGACTTGCAAGTAGATACAATTGAGGATTCAAAGCATCTGTCTACGGACAGGTGCTTTTCTTTTGCTCATTTTGAAGGAGAGTGATTTAAGTGGGTATTTTTACAGGGCTGTTCAAATCCAGGGACAAGCCTCAAAACCGCACATCGGGCAGCAACTACGCTTTTTTCTTCGGCGGCACGACCTCCGGCAAATCGGTGACGGAGCGATCCGCTATGCAGATGACCGCCGTGTATTCCTGCGTCCGTATCTTGTCGGAGGCTGTCGCGGGATTGCCGCTACACCTATACAAATACACGGACAGCGGTGGCAAGGCAATGGCGCTCGATCATCCGCTCTACCGCTTGCTCCACGATGAGCCGAACCCGGAGATGAGTTCTTTCGTGTTCCGGGAAACACTCATGACACATCTGCTCCTCTGGGGTAATGCCTATGCGCAGATCATCCGAAACGGAAAGAACGAGATCGTTGCCCTGTACCCTTTGATGCCGAACAAGATGTCGGTGGACAGAGACGAGGATGGTCTCCTGTACTACACCTATTACCGTGGCACAGACGAGGCTATCAAGAACAAGGAGTTCGCCGTAACGCTTCAGCCCTCGGATGTGCTGCATATCCCCGGACTCGGCTTCGATGGCTTGGTTGGCTACAGCCCCATCGCTATGGCAAAGAACGCTATCGGCATGGCTATTGCCTGTGAGGAGTATGGTGCAAAGTTCTTCGCCAACGGTGCTGCACCGGGCGGTGTGCTGGAACACCCCGGCACGATCAAAGACCCGCAGCGTGTGCGTGAGAGCTGGCAGTCCACCTTCGGCGGCAGCAGCAATGCCAATAAGATTGCCGTGCTGGAAGAAGGCATGAAATACACGCCCATCGGCATCTCGCCGGAGCAGGCGCAGTTTCTCGAAACACGCAAATTCCAAATTAATGAGATCGCTCGAATTTTCCGAGTCCCGCCCCACATGGTTGGCGACCTGGAAAAGTCGAGCTTTTCTAA